TTGCTATGGAAGGTGCGATAGGGCCTGTAGCAGGTTCATCTCATCATTCATTATACTATCGCATGCCAGGTTTAAAAATATTTTCACCAATGACACCAGGTGAATATGAGTCCGTATATAAACAATTCATGGCTGAAGATGAAGTGTATTATGTTTCAGAACATCGTGGTGCATATGGCAATACAGAAGAAATGCCAAACATCTATAAAGATAATGCAAAGATTACTTTATTTCCTATTTCTATTACACGCTTTGCGGCCGTGGAAGCTGCAAAAGAATTAGAGAAAGAAGGCATTCAAGTTGATGTGTGCCATATTATGGAGATAAAACCATTTAGACCAAGTGTAGAAGAACTGGCATCATTACGAAAAACAGGAAAAGGTATTGTTTTAGATGATGACTATGTTGATGGTATTGCCAAAAGCTTAGCATTTGATTTAAACAAATTAACAGGTGCGGATATAGATGTAATGGGTTTAGATAATAAGACGGCAGGTTTCTATTCACAGGTTGATAATCTACCACCATCAAAAGAAAAAATTATACAGAGAATAAGAGAGTTGTTATGAGTTCATTACAATATCGTAAAGATAGAATGACCCAAATGGCCAACAATTGGCAAATGGAAAAAGTCCGTGATTTGTTTATTCGCAAACAAGTACCGCAAAAATTATACTCTGATTTATGTCAATCAATTGGAATTTATATTGCTCGTGCTTTACATTTTGAATACACACCAGACGAAGCTGAATTCATAAAAAGATTAGATGCTAGTAGGCAAGATAGATTAAATGTAACTCCAAATGGCGGTGTTGTACCAAAAAAAGAATTTGCTTTAGAATACAATTTCTTTATTCGTAGTTGGTGTAATTTAGTTGCCAATTTAATTGAAGATAAACCAGAGTACCTAAAAAAGTTTCGGTTAACTCCAAACATTCGTATCAAATATTCACAAGAGCTAGAAGATAATGTTGGCCGTGGTTTAGACACAGCACTACCACACTCTGACGCATGGGTTGAAGGACCATGGGGTATGAATTGTCATATGCCAATTTTTGGTGATGCCGATAATAACTATTTACATTTCTACAAACTTAAAGATGAATCAAAGTTTAATGATAATTTTTTAGAAACATCAGCTGAATATACTGATATGCAATGGACTGTGGACTACTATGAGAATGACACCATAGTACCAGAGAAAGGATACATAAACATAAGCGACTATGCGTTAATACACAAAACGAATAGATTGCCAAGTGCAGGTAGCCGTGTGTCTATTGATACTACAATTTTTGCAGGTGACCATGATGTTCATCCTGACCGAAAAGCGGAGTATTTGGATGCTATACCTAAAATAGGTGAAGAACTTTTTATTGCTTGTAATGTAGGTGAGTTTGAACCGCCACATGAAAAAAATACTGTGTTCAGTCATTACACAAGCGGTACATTAAAACATGTTAAATTATGATTATAACAAAAACTCCATATAGATTGTCTTTATTTGGTGGCGGCACAGATTATCCAGCATGGTATAATAATCACCCAAGTAAATGTATTTCAGCTGCAATGAATCATCATTGTTATGTTCATGTGAAACCATTGCCTCCATTTTTTGACCACAATATTCATATCACATATTCAAAGATTGAGAATGTTAATTCAGTAGATGATATTGACCACCCAGCCATTCGTGCTTGTTTAAAATTTAGAAACATAACCAGCAATATTACCATTGGTCACGATGGAGATTTACCTGCTCGTTCAGGTATTGGATCGTCATCATCATTTACAGTAGGTCTATTGAATGCCTTGTATCATCTACAAAAAGAATCTTTAACAAAAGAACAACTAGCACAAAAAGCCATTACAGTAGAACAAGACCTTATTGGTGAAAATGTAGGCATACAAGACCAAATTATGGCGGCACATGGCGGTATACAATTAATTTCTATGTCTAGTGATGGTTGGAAAACAGAAGATTTTCCAATGTCAAACGAATACAAAAAATACCTAGAATCTCATATCATGCTTGGTTTCTCAGGTGTTTCTCGGCACGCTGAAGTCCATGCAAAGAAAAGTGTTGACAATATTAAAGAAGGTAAAATAGATAACTTACTTTTAGAAATGGCAAACTCTACCAATGAAGCTATAACAATGCTTGCCAAAGAAAAAGAAATGAGTATAATAGGAGAATTACTAGACACCGCTTGGAGTATTAAACGAAATTTGGCAGATGGTGTTACACAAAAATGGATTGATAACATCTATTACTCTGCTATTGAAAACGGTGCTTATGGTGGTAAATTAATGGGTGCAGGTGGCGGTGGATTCTTTATGTTTTTGGTGCCGCCAAGCTTACAAGAACATTTTAAAAAGACAATGAAAGAAATAAAAGTGTGGGTGCCATTTCAATTTGATAATAATGGTTCACAAGTTATATTAAACAATATGTGAGGAAAGTATGAAATACCCTTTGATGCGAAATAATATTACACGACAAGATTTAGATGCCATGATTGAGCATTTAAAACAAGATGACCCTATTCTCACCAATGGGCCAAAGTGTAAGGCGTTTGAAGAAGCTTGGTCAAAATGGCTTGGCGTAAAATATTCTGTATTTGTAAACTCTGGTGCTTCTGCTAACCTACTTTCAATGACCATGTTGAAAATTAAATACCCAAAAGGCGGTGAAGTTATTGTACCACCTTTAACATGGGTATCTGATATTGCTTCGGTAATACAATGTGGTTTTACACCCGTTTTTGTTGATGTGGATATTGACACTCTAGGTATGAATCCTGATGCCATCATTAAAGCCATCACACCAAATACCCGTGCTGTGTTTTTATCACATATCCAAGGCTTTGATGCACTAACTGATGACTTGATATCAACTCTAGCCAAATACAAGATTCCATTGATTGAAGATGTTTGCGAGTCACATGGAGCAATGCACGGAACAGAACTTTGCGGTAGTATTGGATGGATGTCTAATTTCTCTTTCTATTATGCACACCATATGACAACGATTGAAGGCGGTATGGTTTGTACCAATGATGAAGAAGTTTACCATACTGTTCGTATGTTACGCTCACACGGCATGGTCAGAGAGTGTGCTAGTGAAAAAATGAAACTGGATTATACTATGCTATACCCACAGTTAAATTCAGATTTTATTTTTGCTCACCCAGCCTACAATATGCGTAACAATGAGTTAGGCGGTATACTTGGGTTATCACAGTTGCCAAATTTGGAGAATAATGTTATACTCCGAAATAGAAATCACGAAAGGTTTTTATCAAAGTTAGACCAAAGAAAGTTTTATGTTGGCTTTAAGTTGATTGGTGCCAGCAACTATGCTTTCAATTTAATACTGAAAGATAAAGACCAAGATTTATTGAATAGAGTAATGACAAAGATGAAAGATGAACAAATTGAGTTTCGCCGTGGTAGTGCTGGCGGTGGTAATCAACTAAGACAACCATATTTAAAAAATATGTTACCTGAAAATTATCATTTGAATTTTCCAAATACGGAACATATTCACTTTTATGGATTCTATCTTGGTAATTTCCCATCAATGTCGTTAGAAGAAATTGATTTTATTACCAAATCATTGAATGAGGCTTAAATGGCAAATATATTAATTACAGGTGGTGCAGGATATATTGGTTCTGTTTTAGTACCTGAGTTACTCCAAGACGGACATAATGTTACTGTATTGGACAATTTTATTTTTGGCCAATCTTCTTTGAACCATGTATGTTATCATCCAAACTTTAGAGTGTATCGTGGTGATGTTCGTATTGAAGCAGACATGTTGCCATTAATGAAAGATGCTGATATAATCATACCGTTGGCAGCGTATGTTGGTGCACCATTTTGTGATAGAGATCCAATTGGTGCTACAACTACAAACAAAGATGCCATTTTTATGATGATGAAATACTTGGACAAAGACCAAGTTGTAATTATGCCTACAACAAATAGTGCCTATGGTACAGGAGATAATTGCACAGAAGAATCACCATTGAATCCTATTTCACGATATGCCATTGATAAAGTTGAAGTAGAAAAGGTATTGATGAATCATTCTAATGCCACAAGTTTACGGCTTGCAACAGTATTTGGTATGTCACCAAGAATGAGAATTGATTTGTTAGTAAATGATATGACCTATCGTGCCGTATATGATGGTTTTGTGGTATTATTTGAATCACATTTCAAACGCAATTATATTCATGTGCGTGATGTGGTTCAGGCCTTTAAAATGGCCATTGCTCAAGAAACAATGCGTGGTCAAATCTATAATGTAGGCCTTTCTTCTGCCAATGTATCAAAGCGTGAGTTGTGCGATATCATTAAAACATATGTGCCTCGTTTTGAAATTGTTGAAGCTGAAATTGGTAAAGACAAAGACCAGCGAAACTATGTGGTATCAAATGAAAAGATTGAACTAGAAGGATTTAAACCTAATTACAACCTGAATAACGGAATACAAGAACTGTTAAAAGGTTTTACAATGATTAAGAATACAAAATATGGAAATGTTTGATTATAACGGTGATAATGTAAAACAAGCTTGCCAAACTATTAAGAATAGTTTATCATCTGACCTGTTACCTAAAAAATGGATAGAAAGAAATAAAACTAACCCTATGTTTGGCCATTGTCATACCGCATCAGCATGCTTACAGAAACTATTTGGTAGTCAAAACATTAAACTGTATAGAGCTTTGGATGATGAGGACATTTGGCATTGGTGGGCAGTAACTAAAGAAGGAGAACTGATTGATATTACTGCTGACCAATACTACTCAACAGGTAGAACACCTCCTTATGAACAAGGAAAGAAAGCATCTATGTTGGGATTTGATTACAGAAAAAGAGTATTGAAGCTTCTAGCTACTGTTAGGAGTAATTTACATTCAAACGGAACACCAAGAGAATAACACATGTCAAGCGAAAAAGAAGGCAAATATGAGCACTAAGAAACCAAAACACTATGTAAACAATGCCGATTTTCTGGCTGCGTTGGTAGAGTATAAACGATTGTGTGATGAGGCTAAAAAGAAAAAGAAGCCTGACCCACAAATACCAAACTATATTGGTGAATGTTTTCTAAAGATTGCTGACCATCTATCTCGTAAGCCAAACTTTATCTCTTATTCTTTTCGTGATGAGATGATTGCAGATGGTATTGAAAACTGCCTAATGTATTTCCGTAACTTTGATCCTGACAAATCAAAGAACCCATTTGCTTACTTTACACAGATTATTTACTATGCCTTTTTACGCCGTATTATGAAAGAGAAGAAACAACTCTATGTCAAATACAAGGCAACAGAACAAATTGGTATACTAGATGAATTTGAAATGCTTGAAGATTCTGAAGGTCATTCACGGCAATTTGAACTGTATGATAACATCTCCGAGTTTATTTTTAATTTTGAAGAAAACAAACGCAAGAAAAAAGAAGGCAAGACCAAAGGCTTAGAGAAGTTTTTAGATGAAGAATTGCCTGATTCTGCTTGACATAATCAAAAATAGGAGTTATAATGGATAAATTAAAAATTGAGCATCATATAAAACACCTACAAAAACAGCATGACAATTTAGACAAACAGATACAAGAAGAAGAAGCTCATCATGGCAACTGTGCCGTTATTAGTGTTCTGAAAAAGAACAAGCTAAAATTGAAAGATGAAATAGAAGGTTTCAAAAAACAAATAGTATGAAGATATGTATTCTTGGTGATACCCATTTAGGGGCCAGAGGCGATTCAATTGATTTCCATAATTACTTTGAAAAATTTTACGACCAGATATTTTTTCCTTATTTGGTTGAAAACAATATCAAGGTAGTATTTCAAATGGGTGACTTGTTTGATAGGCGAAAGTTTATCAACTTCAACTCACTTTACCTAGCACGAAAGTATTTTTTTGATAAGCTCAAACAACATGACATAACCTTGTATGCTTTGGTTGGTAACCATGATGTTGCTTATAAAAACACACTTGAAGTCAACTCTCCCAATTTACTTTTAAAGGGATACGATAACATTAAAATCTATGATGAATTTGAAACAGTAGATTTTGATGGCATTAAAGTTGATGTTGTGCCTTGGATTTGTGATGAAAACGAAGCCAATATTTTTGCAAAGATAAAAGATAGCAAGGCACAAATTTGTTTTGGTCACTTTGAGATTTCAGGATTTGAGATGGACAAAGGCAATGTTTGTGAGGTAGGTATTGACAAACAAGCTTTATCCAAGTATGATATTGTTTTAACAGGACACTTTCATCATAAGTCAAATGATGGCAACATCACTTATGTTGGAACACCCTATGAAATGACATGGGCTGATTTTAATGACACCAAAGGTTTTCATATCTTTGACACAGACACACGAGAATTAGAATTTGTAAAAAACCCATTTTCAATGTTTCATAAGATATCATATGATGATGGCCAATCTGATTTTGAATCTTGGAAACAATATGATTTTGGGTCTTTAAAAGATACCTACATCAAAGTTGTGGTATTAAACAAACAAAATCCATATTTGTTTGACCATGTGATTGATAATTTTTATAAGGCAGGTGTTGCTGACTTAGCTATCGTAGAGGACTTTAGTGATGTTTTAATTAATGATGACCAAGAGTTGATTGACCAAGCTGAAGATACGATGACGATACTTTCAAAATACATAGACAACTTGCCTCTGGATGTTGAACCAGAAAAACTAAAATCAATCATGCGTGAACTATACATTGAAGCAATTAATACTGAAGTGGCTGAATGATAATATTTCGTAATTTAAAATGGAAAAACTTACTAAGCACTGGCAATTATTATACAGAAGTAAATCTGTCTAATAACAGCAATACGCTGGTTGTTGGTGAGAATGGTTCAGGTAAAAGCACAATGCTTGATGCGTTGTGTTTTGCCTTGTTTGGCAAACCATTCAGGTCAATTAATAAACCACAACTTGTAAACAGTATCAACAATAAAGATTGTGTTGTTGAGGTCACCTTTGACACAAACAATAAAGCATATCGCATTGTTCGTGGCATCAAACCCAACATCTTTGAAATCTATTGTAACAACGAGTTAATAAACCAAGAAGCGGCAAGTAGAGATTATCAGGAGTTCTTAGAGAAGTTTATTCTAAAGCTAAACTATAAATCATTTACGCAGATTGTCATTCTTGGTTCGGCATCATTTACACCATTCATGCAGTTATCGGCATCTGACCGCAGAGCCATCATTGAAGATTTGTTAGACATTCAAATCTTTTCTACCATGAATACAATATTAAAAGAGAAGTTATCTAGCAACAAAGATTTCATCTCAGACAAAAAACACAACATTGATTTGATACAACAGAAATATGATTTGCAGAAAAAACATATTGAAGAACTTAAACAAAACAATGAAGGTAAGGTAAAAGAATATGAGAGTGAGATTCAAAGTCATTGCGAAACCATATCCACCTTATCATCAAATGTTGAAGTTCTTGCAACCGAAGTTCAATCGCTCCATGCCATTGTGGAAGCTAAAATTGAAACTGAAGCTAAGGTCAAGAAGATTACAAAGATTGAATCGCAAATTGAAAGCAACTTATCCAAATTTCGTAAGGATATCAGCTTCTTTCAATCGCATAACGATTGTCCAACATGCAGGCAAACCATTGCCATGGAATTTAAAGAAGAAGAACTTGGCAATCTTTCCACTAGAGTTACGGAATGCGAACACGGCCTCCAACAGCTAGAAGAAAAACTAAATGCAGAACAAGAAAAGTTAAATGATATTGCCAACAAACAAAAGCAATTGAATGAAAAGCAAGTTCAAATTGCCACACTTAACACAACGATTACTGAAACAAATAAAATGATTGCTCGTTTGACCAAATTGGCCAACGAGTTAAAAGAATCTAAGTCGGTAACTGATTTAGAAGAACAAGAATTAAATAACATAAATGTTACATTAAAAGAGTTAAAGCAACATTTATGTAACCTTATAGATGAGAAAACTTACCTAGAAACCGCAGGTAATCTATTAAAAGATTCTGGTATTAAAACAAAGATTGTTCGCCAATATCTACCAGTCATTAACAAATTGGTCAATAAGTATTTGGCATCCTTAGATTTCTTTGTAAACTTTAACCTAGATGAATCGTTCAAAGAAACAATTAAATCTAGGCACCGTGATGAGTTTACTTACGCTTCTTTTTCTGAAGGTGAGAAACAACGAATTGATATGGCATTGATGTTAACTTGGCGAGCTGTTGCGAAGTTAAAGAATTCATCAAATACAAATCTATTAATTTTAGATGAAACATTTGATTCTAGCCTTGATGCCAATGGCACAGAAGAACTAATGAAAATTCTTCACCTGCTAGAAGGTGTAAATTTATTTGTTATCTCGCATAAAGGAGATATACTACAAGATAAATTTGCCAATGTAATTAGATTTAAGAAAGAGAAAAACTTTTCAAGGATAGTAAAATGATAACATTAAGTTCTTATATAAGTGATGATGAGAAAAGAAAAGCCACAGTTTTCAGAGAACAGATTGATGGTAAATATTATGTTTCAATGACAAATGAATTTGGTACTTCTTTTAGAGCAAATTTTTCATCAGAAGAAGATGCAGAAATGTATGCTGAAGATTGGGTATTAAAAAATGAGTGAAATTTTAACCATTGATACTGGTGCTAGTTTACCTAAAACACCAGACATTACACCTTTACCTGTGTATGATGAAAACCATCCAATGCTTAGACAAAGAATTCCTGAGCATAAGGGACCAATACCAAGTCCGTTGATTTCTAATTTGGTCGGTCGTTTAAAGATGACTTTGAAATTGTATGGTGCCATTGGTCTTTCTGCCAATCAATGTGGTGTATTTGAACGAGTGTTTGTTATTGGTACCGACCAGTTTCAAATCAGTTGTATCAACCCTAGAATTCTCCGTTCATCGGCAGAAATGAATAAAAGTGATGAAGGTTGCTTGACTTTTCCTGGTCTTTATGTTAAACTAGACCGACCTGAGTGGGTTGAAGTAGAGTTTACAGATGATACAGGCAAATTGGTTCAAATGCGTTTAGAAGGATTAACAGCTAGATGTTTTCAACACGAGTTAGACCATATGAATGGCATTCGTTTTATTGATAACATCAAACCAATTGCTTTACAGATGGCAAGAAAGAAACAACAAAAGATAATGAAACAGGCAATTCGCAACCAAAAGAAAAAATAATGGCATATAGTTTTGATCCAAAAGATGATGTAGAAGCCCAATGGCAAAAGTGGCAAGAACAAACTCCACTTCCTACATTAGAATTTACCGAAGATGGGTTGCGTGAGCAGATAATTAACGACCTGAAATATGTTTCACAGATGGATGTAAAAGAATATACACTCTACCAAAAATGGTGTGAGGTGCAAGAAAAGTATCCTACTGTTACTGTAAACGATTTGTGGGAAGGCGAGAAACGAGTTCTTGCAGATGAAGGTCAACGCAGAGCCATTGAAGAAATCAAATCAAACTTTTGGGTGCCTAAAACACCTGAAGATTATTTGGCATTACAACCAGAGATGTTGTATACCAATAAAGAGAAAGACCTGCCTGAGTTATGGAATTGTATTCGTACCTTTTCATCTACAATGAAAAACAATTCTAACATTGGTCGCAATCTTAATTTTGTTATTCGTGATAAGGTAACACAGAAATATCTTGGTGTTATTTGTATTTCATCTGACTTCTTAGACCTAACACCAAGAGATAATCACATTGGTTGGCCAAGAGAATTGAAAACACAAGGCGGTATGATTAATCACACAGCCATTGGTTCTACAATTGTGCCATTGCAACCACTTGGTTTCAATTATGTTGGTGGTAAATTGTTGGCGCTATTATGCCTTGCTGACCCTGTGCAAGAATTATGGAAGAAATTGTATGGTGATACACTTGTTTCAGTAACAACTACATCATTGTATGGCAGAACCAAGGCTGATGGTCTATCTCAGTATGATAACTTAGACCATTGGCAAAAGATGGGCTTCACGGCAGGTTCTGTATCGTTTGAACCTGAAAAGAAAACTCGGTATATGATTCGTGATTGGTTGAAAGTTAATCATACAAGAAAATACTTTGAGTGGTATGTTGCGAAGAAACCAAGCGGTCAACCACATAAGCGTGACCACAAGAATCGTTCATTACAGTTTACATATAGCAAACTAAATATACCAAAGGAAATTATTCGTACCGACCATGCTCGTGGAATTTATTGGTCGCCTTTGTATGATAACTCAATTGATTATCTTAACAAACGAATTGGTGATGAGAAGTTGGTAAAATCATTTGATACCAGCATTGAAGCACTTACAGAGATTTGGAAAACAAAACATGCCAAGCCTCGTATTAAACAACTGGTCAAAAAAGAGCGTAACAATAGTGATACCCTTTTCTATGACGACCTTACAGTTTTGCCATGGCAATCGGCAAAAGAGAAGTATCTTTGCCAAGTTGGTCGTTAAAACGCTTGACAAAGTTAAAGTATTAGTGTATTATGTCCTTATGCGGTGGGTGATAGCACGATTTAAGACACCCTCTTAAATTATCTGAGCAAAGCAGAACACCGCTCCATTTTTTTATAAAGAGATTATGATTACATTTTTAGGCATACTTGGACTTATTATAACGCTATTGGTGGCCGTACCAGCATCATTGATTGCTTTTGCCACTTTTATTGAACATCCAATTAAAGCGGTTATTGCTTTATGGACAAATCTTGTTCTGGCGTATAAAGACCTCTGGGAAAGTATTACTAAGTAAAATCTCTTTAGGAATCAGTAGCTTAGCCTGTTGTTTCTATGCAACAGGTGGTCTTGACAATCCAACTGAATACTGATATAATGGTAGTATAAATTAGTTAAATAGGACTATACTACAATGACATTTACAGCCGAACAAAAATCTCAATTAGCCAGATTAATGGCAACCGAGAATCTCACGGTTCAACACCAAAAAATCCAAACTGCCAAATTTGACCCTAAGAATAGGGTTTTATATCTTCCAATTTGGCAAAATATGACAGGCGCTATTTACGACCTGCTCTGTGGTCACGAAGTTGGCCATGCTCTCTATACTCCTGCTGATGGTTGGCATAATACTGCCTCTGACAAATCAAAAGGAAAATTCTATAAAAACTTCCTTAATGTTGTTGAAGATGCTAGAATTGAAAAGAAGGTCAAGCGTAAGTATCCTGGCCTCAACAATTCTTTCCGTAATGGTTACCAAGAATTAATCAATCGTGATTTTTTTGGTATTAAAGGTACTGATGTTAATGAGCTTAGCTTCATTGACCGCCTGAATCTTTACAGCAAATCTCAATGGACAAATACTAAGATTGAATTTTCTGCTAAAGAAGAGCTCTTAGTTAAAAAAGTCCAAGCTTGTGAATCTTGGGACGATGTAATTCGTGTTACCGATGAAGTGTATGCTTATTCCAAAGATGAACAAATGGAAATGAAGCTTCAATACTTTGAAGAATTAGAAGCCGCTGAAAGTGATGATTTCAATAATGAGATTGACAGCGATTATGATTTTGAGGAGTTTGATGATGAAGAAAACTCCGCTGAAACTACTGAAGGCCAAAAAAACGAAAAAGGCCAAAGTGGAGAATCAGACGAAGAAAATGAAGGTGACGGCAACGGTGAAAAGACCGATAAAGAATCCAACAATAAATCTGATGACAATAAAGGCCAAAAATCTGGTGAAAACGATTCAGGTGAAGAAACCGATAGCGATGAAGATGGCGATTCATATAATCGTTGGAAAGAATCAGCATCATCATGGCAAGACCAGTTTTCTCCATCATGTTCTACGGATGAATCTTTCCGTAATAATGAAACTATGTTGTTGGATGAAAAATGTAAAGAGTTCTGCTATGTAAATATGGCAAAACCAATTCTGAAAAACATTGTTACACCTGCTAAAACGGTTCAAGCAAATCTAACCAAGTTTTATGGTGATTGTGTTACTAAACAATATATTCAACCTGGTTTAGCCATGGAACTGGTAAACGATTTCAAACGCAAAAATGAAAGATACATTGGTTTACTTGCCAAAGAATTTGAAATGCGTAAGGCAGCCAAAGCATTTAGTAAATCAAAGCTTGCCGATACTGGTGACATTGATATCAATAAGCTTTCATCATACAAATTTGATGACAACATTTTCCGTAAAGTGATGTTGACACCAAAAGGCAAAAGCCATGGTTTGATTTTGTTGCTAGATAAATCTGGTTCTATGTCAAACAATATGTCTGGTTCAATTGAGCAGATTTTGGTGCTTGCCATGTTCTGTCGCAAAGTGAATATTCCTTTTGCTGTGTATGGTTTTGGTGATAGTGAAGAAGCTCGCATATGTGATTTGAATATGACTGTTGAACAACGGAAAGAATATGTCAAAACAAATCGTGCTGAATTTACCAGAGAACTTGGTTCAGTTGAATTAGGCACGGTATTTTTGCGTGAGTATATCAATTCGCAAATGTCAAATGCTGAATTTACTGGTGCATTAAAGAATATGTTATTGCTCAAAAAAGCATTTGAAGTAACCCGTCTTTATCGTTCAGATGTTCCATTGCCTGACTCTGAGTACCTTTCAAATACTCCGTTGACACAAGCTTTGGTTGCAACTGCTGAAATTATGAAAGAGTTTAAACAAAAGAACAATCTTGACTTAACAAGTTTGATTATTGTCCACGATGGTGATGCTGATTGGATTAACAGATTCTATGTCACTTATGATGTGGTACAAAATGGCGAAACAATCGTTAAACATAGCACCGAAAGAATGGACTTTCATGGTAAAAATGTTTATCTTGTTGACCGTGAAAATAAATTCCAAATGAAACTTGACGGTGGCCGCCAATCGGTCAACATCGCTGTATTTAAATGGTTTGCTAAAGTGACCAACTCTAAGATATTTGGTTTCTTTATTATTTCAAATCAAAGTGCAGGTCATACTCGTCAAGCAATTAACAATAGATATTCTATTGGCGAAAATCAAACATTGGCTGATTTACACAATAAAGATTATTACCAATGGTTCAACAAACAAAAAGAGTTGGTAAAACAATTTAAAACTGAAAAGTTTTTGATTTCAAAAAACGATGGTTATAATTCATTCTTCCTTATTTCTGGTGGAAGTGATTTGAAAACCGAGCAAGATGAAATTGAAATTGAAGGTAAATTTACCACTAAAAAATTGGCATCAGCTTTTGCCAAAATGAACAAAAAGAAAACAGTAAATCGTGTGCTGGTTTCCAAGTTCATTGAAGGCATTGCTGCCTAAGCTGTTGTTTTTAGGCAACAGATGCTCTTGACAAAGTGCATCTGTTATGATAGAATGGTAGTATTAAAACTGTGAATGGGAGTTATTATATAATGACAAGTCGTGCCGAAATCAAACAAAAATTTATGGATGCTTTAGTTGCTACAGGTAAACAAACCATCAGCAAAGCAGAAATTAAAGTTATTGCTGGTGAATTGGGTATTGCTTCAACTCAATTTTTTACTAAAGATGAAGCTAATCGTGTTGGTCGTGGTAAATACCGAGTACCTACTGCTGGTGCTACGACAATTGATTTACAAGCCCAAGTGATTCCAATGGCAAAACCAATTCAAAAATCTGAGAACAAAATTCAAAATGTCCAAACCGATTTGGATACTACTGATTTGGTTCCTAAATCATATAAAAATTATGTGCCGTTTGGCAACTTTGACGATGTGCTTTCAATTGTAACTTCAATGCGGTTCTTTCCTGTTTTCATTTCAGGCCATTCTGGTAATGGTAAGACCATGTCTATTGAACAGGCCTGTGCCAAAGCCAAACGCAAATTCGTTTGTATTTCAATGACACCTGAAACCGATGAAAGTGATTTACTTGGTAACTATGTGTTGATTGATGGTAATATGGAATGGCGTGACGGCCCCGTAACTACGGCTGCTCGTCAAGGTGCTGTGCTTTGTATTGATGAGATTGATTACGGTGCTCAAAATCTTTCCTCATTACAGCGTGTGCTTGAAGGCAAACCATTTATGCTGAAGAAAAAAGGCGAGATGATTGTACCTGCACCTGGTTTTACGGTGTTTGCTACTGCTAATACTAAAGGTAAAGGCTCTGATGATGGTCGTTACATGTTTACCAATGTGCTTAACGAAGCCTTCTTAGAAAGATTCCGCACTACAATGGAACAGGAATTTCCTCCTGTTAAGATTGAGCGTAAGATTGTTGATAAAGAATTATCTTCCGTTGGTCGTGCTGATAGTGAATTCGCCGAGAAGCTTGTTACATGGGCTGATGTAATTCGTAAAACATTTATGGATGGTGGTTGTGATGAAGTGATTTCCACTCGCCGTTTAGTCCATATTGTAGAAACCTATGGTATCTTTGGCGATAAAATGAAGGCAATTACCTTGTGTTTGAACCGCTTTGACGATGATACCAAGGCAAGTTTTGTTGACTTATATACCAAAGTTGACGCTGGTGCTTCTGCCGAAGAAATTCTGGCACCACAACCTGAACCAGAAGTTCCGGTAAATGAAAATCCTGAGGCTGAAGAAAATCAACCTTTCTAATAGTAAGTTGTTCGGCACTTGACCCGGCAATAGCCGGGTCTTTTTTCACTTATACCTGTATAATGGTTGACAGCAGGTTCATAATCTGATATACTTGTATCATATTTGAGAGAACGGTCGCCTCTCAAATGCTTTTTAATTTGCGACCAATTTATGGAGTTATTTGTAATGAAATCAACTAAAGCTCGTGTTCTCGCCTATTTGTCCAAAGATAGCGAATATAACACTCTCACACCACAAAAAATGCAATCTGTTTTTGGTGTTGCTAATCCTTCCGCTACTATCAATGAGTTGCGTAACGAAGGTCATGCAATTTACCTGAACTCACGCATCAACGCAAATGGCGATAAAGTTTCCTTCTATCGTCTTGGTTCTCCAACCAAGCGTATGGTTGCTGCAGGCATTGCTGCTATTCGTTCACAAGGTGAGCGTGCTTTTGCCTAAAATAGTTTAGGAAAAGTAAAGAGGAAGTTATACATATAGGTGTTACTTCCTCTTTTTTATTTATGGAGTTATTATGGAAATCCAAGTCAAACTTGAAGATTTGAAAAAAAATAAATTGTTTGTGGCCACGCCAATGTATGGCGGTATGGCACACGGACTCTATATTAAGTCGTGCCTAGATTTACAAACCACCATGTCCAAATATGGTGTTGAAACTAAATTCTCTTTTTTATTCAACGAATCTCTTATCACAAGAGCTCGTAATTATCTTGTAGATGAGTTTCTTCGTTCCGATTTTACTCACCTATTGTTTATTGATAGCGACATTCATTACAATCCACAAGATGTAATTGCTATGTTAGCCTTAGATAAAGATGTTATTGGTGGCCCCTATCCAAAGAAGTCAATTAATTGGAGTAATGTGGCCCAAGCGGCAAGAAATCACCCTAACTTAGAACCAAAAGAACTTGAAACCTTAGTTGGTGAATATGTCTTTAATGTGGTTTCTGGAACAAAACAGTTTCAGGTTACAGACCCATTAGAAGTGCTAGAAATTGGTACAGGTTATATGATGGTGAAGCGTGAAGTTTTCCACAAAATGGAAAAACAATATCCAATGATTCGTTATAAGCCAGACCATGTAGGTCAAGCAAACTTTGATGGTTCTAGGTATATTCATGCATACTTTGATACTGTGATTGATAGTAAAGGATCAATTACTGATGGTGGTTCTGACCGGTATCTAAGTGAAGATTATATGTTCTGTCAGATGTGGCGTAAAATGGGTGGAACAATTCATTTATGTCCTTGGATGAAAACTCAGCACATTGGTACCTATGCGTTTACTGGCAACATGCCTGCTGTAGCACAATACACAGGTCGTCTATGACAAGTAAAGTTGTAAAAGATTCACAAACAGCCACAACTGGTGGTCGCAAGTTTGATGGTGGTAAACTACAATATGGTTTATTACCACCACTTGCACTTAAAGCTGTTGTTGATGTATTGACCTTTGGTGCTGAGAAGTATGAACCTGATAATTGGAAACATGTACCAGATTCCAAACGCAGGTACTTTGATGCAGCCCAAAGGCATTTGTGGGCATGGAAAGAAGGCGAACAAATTGATCCTGAATCTGGCAAACACCATTTAGCACATGCTCTTTGTTGCTTGACATTCTTATATGAACATGATATAATGTATTCTGTTGATGATAAATCTTAATTATGGAGTGATGTATGAAATTATCTAATGAAACCGTAGCAATCTTAAAAAACTTTGGTGCAATCAACCAAGGTATTCTTTTTAAACCAGGCAAAACACTTAAAACGGTGTCTAGCCATAAAAACATTCTAGCTGAAGTATCTATCAAAGAAGATATTCCTGCTGAGTTTGGCATCTATGACCTAAACAATTTTCTATCGGTCATCTCTTTACACAAAGATGATCCGTCATTTGAGTTTGATGAGAAACAAGTTACAATCGTTGGCAACAAAGGTCGTAGCAAAATTAAATATCGCTTTACTCCATCTAATATGATTGTTACTCCACCTGAGAAACAGTTGACAATGCCTGATGCAGAAATTAAGTTTGAACTTACTGCTGAAGATTTTGAATGGGTCATGCGAGCTGCTAGTGTTCTTTCTTCACCACAAGTTGCAATTGAATCTGATGGTAAAAAAGTAAGTATTGTTACACTTGATTTACAAAATGATTCAGCACACACCGATGCTCTAGAGATTTCAGCTGGTAATGGCAATAAGTTTAAAATGGTTTTCAAAACAGAGAACATCACAAAACTAATGCCTGGTTCTTATGATGTCTTTATCTCATCAAAAGGTATTTCACACTTTAAAAACAAAACTGTTCCGCTTCAATATTGGGTTACAACTGAGGCAGGCTCTAAATTTGAAAAGGGTAACTAATATGCCATTTAAAATGTTTACAAATGCAGTTGAAGGACATGTTGATGAATCAATTGCAATTAATCCAGACCAAATCATTAATGTATTTGAAAGAGTTACCACAGTAGCAACTGCTGAAGGAAATAAAGAAAAGAAAGTTACTATTCTATTTGCTGGTCCTGTAGGTTCTTGGGAAGTAAAAGAAGATTACTTGACAGTAGTTGCTCGTTTGAATGAGCGTGACTAAGTATTTTATTATGAAGTATATTGTGAAAGAATTATATTATGGAACACCTTCTATGGACAGAGAAGTATCGGCCTCAAACTGTTGACGATTGTATTTTACCTGACCGCCTGAAACAACCATTTCAGGAATATGTAAATCAAAAACAAATTCCTAATTTACTTTTGGCTGGTGGTGCTGGTGTAGGAAAGACCACCATTGCCAAAGCCATGTGTAATGAAATTGGTTGTGATTTCATGGTCATCAATGGTTCAGATGAAAGTGGTATTGATACTTTTAGAACCAAAATTAAAAACTATGCTTCATCTATGTCGTTATCTGGCGGCCGCAAGGTCATCATTATTGATGAAGCAGATTATCTAAACCCAAACTCAACTCAACCTGCCTTGCGTAATGCGATTGAAGAATTCGCTAGCAACTGCTCGTTCATCTTTACATGTAACTATAAGAATCGTATCATTGAACCACTCCATTCACGGTGTGCAGTTATTGATTTTGGTTTAAAGAATGGTGAGAAGGCTAAGATGGCCTCTGCGTTCTTTAAACGAATTCAATCTATTTTGCAAAGTGAAAAAATTGATGCTGATGAGAAGGTTTTGGCAGAATTAATTAAGAAACATTTTCCAGATTTTCGCCGTGTATTAAATGAACTTCAGCGTTACTCACAGTTTGGTAAAATTGACACAGGTATTCTTGTTCAAATTGCTGACATCTCAGTAGATGAACTGTCTAAGCATATTGTTGCTAAAGATTTTGGTGCCATTCGTAAGTGGGTAGCGTCACACGAAATAGACAATACCACGCTGTTTCGTAAACTATATGATACATTAAGTGATACTTTAAAACCCTCATCTGTTCCACAGGCGGTTGTAATTCTAGCTGACTATCAGTATAAGGCAGCCTTTGTGGCCGACCAAGAAATAAATACTGTAGCTTGCCTAACAGAAATCATGGTCAACTGTGAGTTCAATTGATGAATGATTTATTCTATAATCTATTTGAATGGATAAAAGATGACTGGAAAAGTAATAGAATACGGTTTGTGGTTGAACTCGTTGCTTGGGCTATTAGCATTGGTTGCAGTATCACTATGGCTCTCACCGTTCCCAACCCCCCACTTCTTATCTTATACCCTATTTGGATTGCCGGTTGCGCTATGTATGGTTGGGCTTCCTATACTCGTAAATCATTTGGTATGCTTGCTAATTATTTGCTTCTCGTCACCATTGATACAGTCGGACTGATTAGGATGTTGACATGAGCCCATTTGATTATGTAAAAGAAATACTACAAGGCAAGAAGCAACTTATTGTTGATGAATTAACTGAGAAGGAATATGTACCTTTTATCGTAAACCGCAGCCTTTCTTACCATCAGGACTGTGTGTTTTTTGCTAACGAAGTCAATCGCCGCCACCACTTAGATAAAAAGCTTCAAAATGACTTTTTACTAAATACGGTGAGGTCACAGAAACGACCTTTTGCGAAGTGGATAAAATCTGAAAAAAATGATGATTTAGAATGTATAAAGACAATCTATGGTTTCTCAGATTCTAAAGCCCGTGAGGCTCTCCGCTTATTAAGCAAAGAACAAATCCAAAAATTAAAAGAACAAACCGATACCGGTGGATTAAGGAAGTGAGATGGTTGACTTGACTCAGTTCATTGAGGTTAGCCTTAATGAACAAGACGATTTTTTAAAGGTGCGTGAAACCTTAACTCGCATTGGCGTTTCTTCACGCAAAGAAAAAGTATTATACCAATCTTGCCACATTTTACATAAACAAGGCAAGTATTACATCGTTCATTTTAAGGAACTATTTGCATTAGATGGCAAACCATCTAATATTTCTGAGAACGATATACAGCGTAGAAATGCTATTGCAAATTTACTAGAAGAATGGGGTCTGGTAAAAATATTAAACTACAAATTGATTGAAGATAATATTGCACCACTACATCAAATAAAGATTATTTCTTTTAAGGAAAAAGATGAGTGGGATTTAATTGCAAAATACAATATAGGTAAAAAACCTAATGAATATTAACTAACATTATAAAGATATATTATGGTAAAGCGTGATAAAAATTTCAAACTCAGCAAAGAGTCCAAAAGGCAACTTGCTACAATCATTGACCCACTTAAACGAGGTCATTTCAAAAACTCTATGATTGAAGCCGAACTTTCAGCTTCAATTCCATTCAGACCAGAAAAGAATAAAAAAGAAACACAAAAGGTGGAATAATGTCTATTCGTTTTTACACTCATTTCCATAAAGATTTTCCTTTTAATTTTGAATCATCTTGGGTAAAGGCGTGTTATGCTGGCGGCACAGGTGCTTATGAATGGCATCCGCCTTCAGAAAAGGGCCCGTTTATTAATGTTACAGTTGATAGTGAAATATTAAAATATAAACATTACTATTCTAAAGCGACCGAAGAAGAATTTCTCCGTGCAATTGGTCAACAAGTAACCGATTCGTATGTGGCAAATCTTAGCTTTGAGATGCCTCAGTATGTTGGTGTTGGTTCTTATCGCCGTTATCTTTATATTTTGGATGCAGAAAACAATCCACATGAAAAAGTTGTAATGCCAGCAAATGAAGAATCGGTTAAGTACCTCACATCAGATGAACAAAAAGAAGCGGCTCTTAAACTCTTAGAAACATCCGATGTAATTATTAATCGTGCTAGAACCATTAATATTTCTATTGAAGAACAGTATCTTCAATCTCAACCACCAGAATATTGGAATTTATTTAAGCAAGCAATCGTTCAAGTGAATCCATTGTATGAAAAACACATGTCGTGGTTTACAACGCCTGGTCATAATACAATTAGTTATGAGGGTGTTTACATCATGCGTAAAGACCTGTATCAAAATTTAGTAAGAGAGTATTTTCAAATCATGGAATACATTTGGTACCATTGTTCAAAAGTATATCCAACAATACAGACAACTTCTGAGCCATTGCCTTGGAGATATCCTGGCTTTCTCAATGAGAGGTTTGTTCCGTTCTTTATCTTTGCTAATTCATTGCAAAAAACAGAAGTGCCTTTAGTATTTTTAGGTTAGAGTATTGAAAAAATAAATTATAGAGATAAAAAAATATCATTAGACAAAACCACATAATTGAGTTAAACTATGAATACATATTATTATTAGTTTTTAACTATTAAAGGAGATAATATGGAATTGCAGTATATTTGTACCGTTTGTGGCCATGTTCACGATGAGGCAACAGAAGGCAAGTTTGAAGAATTATCGGACTTGTTTATGTGTCCAGAATGTGGTTGTTTTAAAGAAGAATATTATTCAGTAACTAAGGAGAAATAGTATGGCAAAAACAGTAAAAGGTACTCGTACCGAAGCAGCATTGAAAGAAGCATTTGCAGGTGAATCACAGGCTAATCGCCGTTATTTGTATTTCGCAAACATGGCTGATGTAGCAGGTGCACCAGATGTAGCCGCTGTGTTCCGTTCCACCGCTGAAGGTGAAACAGGTCACGCACATGGTCACATGGAATATCTATTGACTGGTGGTGCAGGAGATCCAGGTACTGGTCTATCAGCTGCTACAGTAGCAGAAGCATTAGAGTCCGCTATTCACGGTGAAACCCACGAATACAGCGACATGTATCCTGGTATGGCCAAAACGGCACGAGATGAAGGCTTTGATGAGATTGCTGATTGGTTTGAAACATTGGCCAAAGCAGAGCGCTCACATGCTAATAAGTTCCGCAAAACATTAGAGGCTCATAAAGCAGAACAAAACTAATGGCGTTTCTTGTCCATAATTTACCTCCAGTCCAATGCTTTGTTAAGAAAGAATTTCTCTATGACTTTGAAAAAGGTTTTGGTGAATATGAACCATGCATATGGATGACAATCAAATGTATTAAAGGACAAGCGTTTCGTATTGAGGCACTATTACCTAATTATGGTGCCTTGTATGATAAATTACCTTTACATGCCTTTGTGTCAAGGCAAGAATTACTAAATGATGCAATCTTGCCTTTGGATTACTTGCAAATTTGGGACGCTTTGAGTTATAATATTACTGTCATTGAAAAAGATAATTTGCGAATGTTGAAATGCAAGTTCTTAGACAAAGATAGGAAGTGGCATTTTGGTGAGTATATGTTCACCGTGGATTTTTGCCAAAACGACCCTGGCTATTTGAATACAGGATTTTCTGAAACAGTAGAAGAACATAAGAGTTATAATTTTATTAAGTTGGACAATGGACAGTTTGCTGCCCAACCAAATAATAAAACATTATTCTATGATGCTTCTCTGACAGTACCTGAATTCAAAATGCCAGATTTTAAAATAGCAACAAAGCTGTATTCAGTAGAGAAATACAATAAACATTCTGTAAGGAATAATAATGATTTCTTCTACGATTTTAAGGAAAGAAAAGAATGAATTTTCGTGAACTCGCTAAGAAATTGGCAATAGAGCATAAACTCCCAAGAGCCGAAAAATATGATTTGTTTTTACGGGACTTTGATAACATGGTGGAAGTTGTTGGTTGGATGCAAGACCCAACTCACGACATGAAGGACTTCCAAGGCCGTGAGATGTTATTTCCAAAACGCTGGGTTACAATTGGTGTATTGCCAGCAGAAACACAGGTGAAACTATGACAGTTAAATTAATTACATTTAAAACCAGTCAAACTGTTATGGCAGATGTTGACAATGAATGGCCTGACGGCCCCGTAACTACGGCTGATAAAGCAGCAACGATAGTTACATTGAAAAAGCCAGTTCAAGTAATTGTTCAACCAACGAAAGAGGGACCAATGATGGGCTTTGCTCCTTTCTTAGATTATGCCGAAGAATTCAACACAGGCATTGAAATATCTAAAGCAGATATTCTATGTGTAACTACACCGAGCCGTGAGCTAGAAAATCAATATAACAAGGTTTTTGGCAGTAATATTGAAATTGCCTCATTTATTCCAAAAGTATGATATAATGTATGAATGAATAAAAAATACTACACACATGTTCTATGCTTTGGTAATTACATTCTTTACCGAGGCATTAATAACGGTCGGAGAGTCAAGCAAAAGATTGAATACTCTCCGATTTTGTATTTTCCTACGAACAAAAAAACAGAATGGCGTTCTCTGCAAGGCGATGTATTAGAACCTAAAATGTTTGGTTCAATCAAAGAAGCAAAAGAGTTCATTCGCCGATACGAAGAAGTTCAAAACTTTAAGATGTTTGGCAACACTCGTCTGGAGTATGCTTTCATAGCCGACAACCAAAAGGGTGTTGTGGATTGGGACATCAATGACCTAGACATAGCTATCATTGACATTGAGGTGGGTTCAGAAAACGGTTTCCCAGACCCAGCCACCGCCAGCGAACCGGTAACCGCCATAGCTATAAAAAAACTAAATAAGCGGTTTAGCGTTTACGGATGTGGTAAATTCAACAATACCCGTGATGATGTTGACTATATTGAGTGTAAGGATGAATATACACTACTCAAATCCTTTCTAACCGATTGGGAGAAAAACACACCAGATATTGTTTCTGGTTGGAATGTTAAGTTCTTTGATATTCCATATCTACACAATCGTATGCAAAAGATTCTTGGTCCTGATATGACCAGAAAGCTTTCGCCTTGGAATTCAGTTGTTGAACGAGAGAAGATTATCAAAGGCCAGAAACAAGTGGCATATGATATTTTTGGTGTTTCTTGTTTAGATTACATTGAGTTGTATCGTTGGTATGCACCAGGCGGTAAATCACAAGAGTCCTATAAACTAGACCACATTAGTTCTGTTGAGCTAGGCACCAATAAAGTAGATTACTCTGAGTATGATAATTTACATCAGCTCTACAAACACAATTATCAAAAGTTCATTGAATACAACATTAGAGATGTTGAAATTATCGTTGAACTAGAAGAAAAGTTAAAGTTGATTGAATTGGCTGCCACTTTGGCATACGATACAAAAACAAACTTTGAAGATGTATTTGCACAAACAAGAATGTGGGATGCTCTAATCAATTCTTATTTGATGGACAAAAAGATTATTGTTCCACCAAAAGAGAACAGAATTAAAGAATCGGCATTTGAAGGTGCATATGTAAAAGAACCACAAGTTGGCAAGCATGATTGGGTTGCATCATTTGACCTCAACAGCCTATACCCACACTTATTGATTCAATATAATATTTCACCAGAAACAATTATTGAACCATCTAACTACACACAAGAGATGCGTGACATTATCTCTGAAGGTGTAACAGTTGAAAAAATGTTGTATCAAAAAATTGATACTTCTAAGCTTAGTGGTGTTACTTTGACACCAAACGGCCAGTTTTTTACCACAGAACGGCAAGGCTTTTTGCCTAAGATGATGGAAGAAATGTATGAGGACCGAAAAAAGTTTAAGAACTTAATGATTAAGGCACAACAAGAGTATCAACTTGAAACGGATAAAACTAAGAAATATGAATTAGAAAAATTAATAGCACGATATAATAATCTACAACTTGCGAAAAAAGTTTCTCTAAACTCCGCTTACGGCGCTTTAGGTTCGCAATACTTCCGTTTCTATGATTTACGACAGGCATTGGCAGTCACACAAGCCGGTCAATTAAGTATTCGTTGGATTGAAAACAAACTGAATGAATACATGAACAATATTCTAAAAACAGAAGGAAACGATTATGTTATTGCGAGTGATACTGACTCCATTTATCTCCGTCTTGGAGAATTGGTCAATTCGGTGTATGAGAAAGAGGGTAGAGATAATCAAAAAATCATCGCCTTCATGGACAAGGTCTGTGAGGCTAAGATTCAACCGTTTATTGACAGAGCGTATTTGGATTTGGCGAACTATGTTAGGGCTCATGCTCAAAAAATGATTATGAAGCGTGAAGCGTTGGCAGACAAAGGTTTATGGACTGCCAAGAAGCGTTACGCATTGAATGTATATAACAATGAAGGCGTTGCATACAAAGAACCAAAGCTTAAAGTGATGGGTCTAGAAATGGTCAAGTCATCTACGCCTAGTGTGATTCGTATGAAGATGAAAGAAGTTTTAGATTTGATGATGCGTGGCACAGAAGAAGATGTTCATAAATTTATTGAAGATTTCAAAATAGAATTTATGAATCTGCCTGTTGAAGAAATATCCTCACCTAGAGGTTGTAATGGCATTTCTCAATACTCCGATTCGGCTACTTTGTATAAGAAAGGCACACCAATTCATGTCAAAGGTGCCATACTTTATAACTTTCATTTGAAAAAACTTGGCCTAGAAAAACAATATCCACTTATACAAGAAGGCGAGAAACTGAAATTCATCTATCTTAAAATGCCTAATCCCATTAAAGATACAGTTATTAGTTTTCCACAAAGATTGCCAAAAGAGTTTGAGATACAACAGTTTATTGATTATGATACACAGTTTGACAAGGCCTTTGTTGAACCAATTCGTATTGTGTTAGATTGTATGGGTTGGAAAACAGAGAAACAGAATTCGTTGGAGAGTTTTTTTGGATAAAATATATTATGAGTTATGTTTATTTTATATTAGATAACACATCTGGTGCAATAAAAATTGGGAAAGCAAACGATATAGATGAAAGGATATCTGGTTTGCAAACTGGTAATCCTAATCAATTGATTGTTTTACATTATATTAAATGTGAGTCGGTTGAAAATGCGTTTAATTTAGAAAAATATTGCCATGATAAATTTCATCATTTACATGTGCGTGGCGAATGGTTTAAATATGATGAAAAATTATTTCAAAACTTTTTTACTGAAGAAACCATTTTTAAAATCAAATCAAAAAGAAAACCATTGGTTAGAAATACCTTATGGGGTGAAGAAATAACTTTTGATATATCCACACATCCTCGTTGTTATTTTTATGATTGGCATGTTGCTCAAATTTATGATAGCTATGAAAAGGCATCAAGATTAACTATTCCTTTTAGAACTATGAAATGGGACACACAAGGTAAATCTTTATTGTTGCCTTTTTCTGATAAAAAAAATAGAGTTTTTATTTCTAATAAAAAACATGAAGAAAATATGAAAGAAAAAAGATTTGAAAAAATAGAAGAAGAAACACCAAGTTTGGAGAGTTTCTTTGGATAACATTCGTGTCATACAAACTGGTTTAGATGTAAGTAAAATTAAAAATGAGTTAGAATTATTTCCACAAGATTGGGGTATTCAAACAGATATGGCTCATGCTGAAATGCTAGACCCTACTGTTAATCTAGTAAGTGCCAAAGTTTTACAATTGGTTGTAGGTGCGGTGCGAAATGCGGATGAAGATGCTAGAGATTCAGAGCTTTGTA